AGGGAAAGGGCAAGCCATGGAGCAGCCAATGGGCAAACTGTACCTAATGCCGGTAAATTTTCTGTTCAAGGTCAATTTCTTAAATGGGCGGGGGATCCGGCAGGATCAGCAAGTAATGTGATTAATTGCAGATGTGGTGTTAGTGTATTTCCTAAACCTAATGCCCAGACTACAGGGGAAAACATTACAGATATTGGATTCGGAGTTGCACAGGCACAAGTACAAAGCGCAATTACAGAGGCATTAATTACACCAGAGGTTGCCACAACAATTGCAGTGGAGGCACAGCAGATTATTACAAATGAATTTAGACCAGATAATTGGGATGAAATTGTACCTAAAGGAGTTATTAAGGATGACAGTTATTTAAATTTATTAAATAAAAAACCCCAATTAATTAACGATGGCAAAACCACATCACATTGCAAAGTCAATGGAATGGCAATTAGTGTTCAAGCTAAAAAAACAATTAAAGAAGGAACATTTGATTTACTAATGGCCCATGAATTTGGCCATGCAATACATTTACAAAGGGGTTGGATTACACAATATGGCCCTGTAAATCCATCAATCAAAAAAGTTTTTGATAAATGGTTAAAAAAATTAGGGATGGCAGGTGAAACAGGTGAAGAAATGAGGGCGGGCGCAAGTTTAAGGTATCAATTTAAAAAGGATTTAGATCAGTATACTAAAACTATATGGGATCCAAGTTTAAGAGATCCTATGTTTAAAAATATGCCAGAAAATAAATACAATAAATTATTATCAAGTGCAGCAGATACATTAGCAGCAATAACCAGAAAAGATATTGGATGGGGGCATAGTGCTACATATTTTAGAGATGATGCTAAAAGATATATGGAATTTTTGGCCCATGCTTTTGAAAATAAATATGTCGGTAATCCTGTTTTTAAACATTATTATCCAGAGTTATATGATGATTTAGTAAACCTAATGGATGAATTAATTAAACTACCTAAATAAAATATTATGAGATTTGATGAATTTGTGATTGAATATCTTGATAAATATCCTAATGCAGAGGATCCCTATGATTATTTATTAGCCTATGATGCACAAGAAATCATAGATTTATATATTAAATCAGGGAAAAAACAAATGAAAATAGTTTATGATGATGATTTAATTGATGATGGAACTATAGTATTTATAAATTAAATAATTGATTTATTAATTTGAATTACATAAAAAACTAATTTTGACAAAAAGTAAAACGATATGATTTTCAAACAAACATCCATAGGATTAGAGGATATTGATGAATCAAACGGAATTGTTAAAGGCTACGGATCAGTGTTTAATAATATCGATTCAGACAATGACATTATTTTAGCCGGTGCATACACCAAGACATTAAATGAAAACGGATCAAGGGTTAGATATTGCAATCAGCACCGTATTGATCAGCCATTAGGTAAGTTTACAGAATTGCGTGAGGATGGAAACGGTTTATATTTTGTCGCTGAAATTCCTAAAACTCGTTTAGGTGAGGATGTTTTGTTATTGATGAAAAACGGGGTAATCAATGAAAATAGTGTAGGGATCATGCCAATAGTAAAATCATTTAGACAGGATGGAGTGCGTGAATTAAAAGAAGTAAAGTTATATGAAATCTCATGCGTTACTTTAGCAGCAAACCCATTGGCTATGATCACAGATGCCAAAGGTGCTATAGATCAGGATTTATTATCAAAACGTTTTGATGTTTTGGCTAAGATGATCAAAAAAGAAAACGTATCTGATGAACTTGGATACGCAATTGAAAGTGAATTGATGAAATTGAAATCATTATTTATTGACATTACCACAGTGCCGGTTGAAGAAACCACATTGCCGGTAGATAAAAGTGAGGACATTTCCGAAATATTTAATTATTTAAAAACAAGTATAAAAAAATAGAATATGTCAGAGGATATCAAAAAACAATTGGATGAATTAAATTCAGCCATTGACTCGAGAATCGAGAAAGCAGAAGGCCAAGCAGTTGCAAGTGCAACAGGAAAGGCTGATGAGTTATTGAAAAGTGAAATCAAAAATTTAGAAACTAAATTTACTGAGATTCATTCACGCATTGATGCACAGGAAATTGCTGCTAAGAAAACAGCAAGTGGTGCAACAGTGAAGTCATTTAAGCAAGGTTTGATCGAAGGAATCAGCAAAGGTGCTTTAGAAGGTATGATTAGCGGTAAAAGTCGTTCAGCATCATTTGAGATTAAAGCAGGTGATATGACTGTAGCTAACAACTTTACAGGTGAAGTTATTCCGGCTCAATATGTTGCAGGTATCAAATATGATCCTACAAGAGCAGTCCATGTGCGCCAATTGTTGCCACAAGGATCTACACAATCAGAGGTGGTACGTTTTGTGCGTGAAACTGCTTATGATAACGGTGCTGCACCTGTTGCACAAGGTGCATTATATCCAGAATCAGATTTCGATTTGACAGCTGAGGATGCAAACGTTCGTAAAATCGGTACTTATTTCCGTATTTCAGAAGAAATGTTAGCTGATACAGCACAATTAACATCTTATTTGGCAGCTCGTGCGCCAGAGAAATTATTGACTGTTGAAGATACTCAATTGCTTTATGGTAATGGATCAGGTCAAAACTTGGAAGGTGTTTCATACTCAGCGACAGCATTCGCAGCAGGATCATTTGCAGATAGCATTACAGCTGCTAACCAATTTGACGTTTTAACAGTTGCTATTAACCAATTAGCTTTGGTTAACTACACACCTGATTACATCATGGTTAATCCTACAGATTTCACTAAAATCTTATTATTGAAATCTACCACTAATGAGTATTTGAAGGATCAAGTATATCAAGGTTTACAGCCATCATTCTTGGGAATTCCTGTAGTTGTTAACACTGCAATTACTGCCGGATCTTATTTGGTTGGTAACTTTGCAATGGGTACTCAAATGTGGGTGCGTGAGAACCTATCTTTAGAATTCTTTAGAGAGGATGGAATTAACGTTCGTGAAGGATTTGTTACAGTTCGTTTAACAGAAAGAATTGCATTAACTAACTATGCGCCATTGGCCTTTGTTAGTGGTGTATTCTCTACGGATATAGCTGCAATTGGTGTTTAATCAATAGTAGATTCCAAATAGAATAATGGCACCTGAATTTCGGGTGCCATTTTCTTTTATATTTGTTCAAAAAATAAAACAATATGGGCAAAATAACAATGCTTAAAAATGTCAATGATGGTATTAATTACCATAAGGCAGGCAGTATAATTGATGTTTCATCCGAGGTTGAAAAATTGTTTATATCAAAAGGATGGGCCATTAAATCATCCAAGAAAGTAGAAGAAATAATAGAAGAAATTATAGATCCGGTTATTGATGAAGAATCTTTAGAGATATCCGAAAACATAGATTAAAATGGCACAAATTAAAATTATAAAAACTGTTTGTAATGGTAGTACCATGCACATTGCAGGTAATTCCTATTATTTACCAAAGGATCTTGAAAAATATTATTTGGAAAAGAAAATCGGTGTTATGGTGGAGGCAGAAACAAAGCAAGTTGAAATGGCCGAAGTAGAAACCAAAGAAGAAAAAATAGTTTACGAAACAAAAGCGATCAAAAGCAAAAAGAAAAATGCGCCAAATAAAAATAAATAGCACAACAGGATCAGAAATTATTACTGTTAGTGATGTTAAAAACTTTGTTAGGATTGATACATCGGAAGATGATGCGTTAATAGGAACCATGATCACAGCTGCAAGAATAGCAGCCGAAAATTATATGTCCAGAGATATAGTCGCAAAGACAAGAACCTATTATTTACCATCAGTTAGATTAGATTTATTAATCGATGTGCCATTTGGTCCAATAGCATCAATTCAAAGTGTTACAGGCACCGTAGATAATACAGCTTTACAATACAATGTATTTGGTTTAGATGATAAAATCGTAGAATTAGTTGGCGATTCAGTTAATATCAAGATAAATTACACCACATCCGGCATGAATGATGGCCTATTAAAACAGGCATTGTTAATGATGGTTAGTACTTATTACGATAATAGAACTGATTACGTTACAGGAACCATTGTGCAGGATGTACCATCATCAGCACAAAGTATTTTAAATGGGTATAAAGCAATGTTTATATAATGGCATTAACATCTGGTGATCTAAAGCAAAGAATTATAGTTAGCAGATTAACAAAAACTGCTGATGGTTATGGTGGTTGGACATCTACAACATCCACTGTGGGTACATATTGGTGTAGAGTTTTAGAAACATCCGGTGATCTTATAGCCAAGAATGGGATTAGATCACTTGAAACACAAATTGAGATTATGATTAGAAGGCCAACAGCTGATCTAATTCAAAATCAAGATATTTTACAGGTTGAGGGTAATGCCTCCACATATAGAATTAATTCTGGATACCAAACCATTGAAAATTTTTGGGTTAAAATAACTGCCACTAAATTAGAGGCATAATGGCTAAAAAGGATGGCATAACTATTAATGAAGGGGATCTAAATGCTTTAAAGAAAAAGATCCAACAGTTAGGCCAATTGGCAGCACAAGAATTGTCCAATGAGTTAGCCTATACAGCTGCATTTGCAGTGCAAGGCATGAAAGTAGATGTTAAAAAAGATACCGGCAATTTAATGCAAAGCATCTTTTTTGAAAGGGTTGGGAAAAATAGAGTTAGCATATTTGCCAAGGCACCATATGCGCCATACGTTGAATTTGGCACCGGTAGAAAAGTAGATTTAAGCCATTTAAAGGCATTAGGGTTTAATGACTCTTATGCAGCACAATTTAAGGGCAAAGGTGTTAAGGATGTGGTATTGCCTGCAAGGCCATTTTTCTTTACAAATGTTAAAAAGGAATTGAATAAATTAGAAATAAGATTAGATAATAAATTAAAACAATTGACTAAATAATGTTAGAGGCAATCCAATTTATTCGCAAGGCGATCATTACCAGATTAACGGGCCACATTACATTAAATGCTACGGTGTTACCGGTTTATAACAGGGTGCCAAGCACATCAGTTTATCCATATATTTACGTTTATTCAGTTAGTACTAATGAAGCTGATTTTAATCAGTCAAGTTACATTACTGAAACAATTACAAGAATTGAAGTAGTAACAAGATTTAGTGGCGATTCGGGTGGTGAATTACAAGCAAATCAAGCAATTTCACAAATTTTACAATTAATTAGAACCAGATCAGCAGGATATTTTGATTTATCAGCAGATGGGTTTTCTGTGTTTACCTGCGTAAATGAAGGAACTACCTATTTAATGGATGAGGATGCAGATTATACCTATTTTCGTGGCATAGTAGAAATAAGCAATAAAATTCAACAATTATCATAATGGAATTAAGGGAAACAATAATAGCATTAGTTACATCAGCAGGATCTGCATTTA